GCCCACCCCAAGCCCACCCATTAAGTTTGCCATCTCGCGGCGCTGGTCAAAGGTGTTGAGGTTCTTGAAAAAGTTTTTGTTGGCGATGTTGTCATTGCCCTCAAAGTATCTTTCGCCCATGTTGTTGGCTAACGATGCCAGCTTGGCGTTGATGGCGTCGCGCAGTTCGGGCGTCATCTTGCCAGCCTTGATCGCCGCCTTAAATTGCTTGAGCAGCAAATCAAACACCATTTGGTTTGATGTGTGCTGCTCTGGCGCGCCAAGCAGGGTTGACCAGAGCACATTGCCTTCAGGATGCGCTCTAGTTGCGTTGACCATTTTGGATGCGGCCATTGGCGAGTTCACACCCCATGCCACGCCCTTGTAGTTTGGGTCAACGTGCTGCAAGGACGAGAAGCCCGGACCTCCTAAGAAGCCCTCACCCACCTTGGTGCGGTCGGATTGCGTCACCTTTAGGTGTTTGCCTTCATGCTTGCCCAGCACCTCGGAGGCCTTCTTTGCCTCGGGCTTGTACTTGGCCGACATCTCTCTGCGCATATCTTCCACCGAGGGCTGTCCACCAACCTTCAAGCCTTGGGGCTGGGGCGGCCGCATGGCGTTCAAGGCTTGGCCTTGGCGCGTCATCTGCAAGATGTTGCTGGGCGGCTGCTGCGCGGGGCTGGATGCGCCTGCGCTGGGCGGCATTCCACCTTGAGGCTGGCCTTGAGGTTGACCTTGCTGGTTCTTGGTTGGGTCGAGGTTGGGCTGGGCTTGCATCAGTTGCATACCGGGCTGCATGGTGTTCATGTCCACGCCGCCCATGCCGTCTTGTCCGCCTTCGTTGATGTACGCCTTGGTGTCCAAGTTTGGCGCTTCGTCCGCGCCCACTGATTGCAATTCACTTGACGGGATTGCCAACTTGTTTTGCATCAGCGCTGTGCGCATTTGATTGACCGAGGGCTGCACCGTGCCGCCCATGGCTTTGTGGATCATCCCGCCTGATTTGTACAGCGGCAAGCCGTTTTTGAGAATGTCTTGACGCATTGGCTCGGTGATAGGGAAGTGATGCACTGCTACTGTTTTGGCTGGATGAACAATCGGCTCAGGGAAGTGCCCAATGCCCGGTGCGGCGATTTGTTCCTCAACTCGCTCTGGATGGGTCTCAATGTGATGGCCATGCAACTCGGTCTTCACGCCGTGCTTCTTGCCAATGGCGTTTAAGATGTTGGGAACCTTCTTGTCGTAGAACGCCTTCATGCCTTCACCGCCAACTTGCAGGTCAACATTGGGGAAGGTGTAGACGCCAGTCGATCCCGCGCGGTTGCCTTCTTTGTTCGTGATTTTTTCGGCCATCTCTTTGCCAACATGAGATGCCAAATCTTCAGGAGCAACTCCATGATGAAGCGTCTCAAAAGTTCCGCCGCCTTTAGGAACATATCGCAGGTGATATTTGTCGCCTTTTTTCTCGTAGGACAACGAATCAATGTGCTTAGACAAGCTGTAGCGGTCAGCCTGCTCTTGGCCGGGCGTCACCACAATGCCGTGGTAGCCCTTCTCAGCCGCATGGTGGATCAGACGCTTGAGCGCCATCTCTTCCCAGTTCTTTTTGAATGGGGCATTGGGTACGCCATTCATTTGTTGAGTTTTTACCCAATTTTGATATTCGTTAGTCAGGTGCTCAATGGCTTTTTCATTGCCAGCATCTTGCGCTTTGTCCCAATCATTTTGGAATTTTTGCAAATACTCTCTTTGCGGCAATGACAGTTCGGATTCATGTTTGGCACGCAATTCATCAGCGCTCATCAAGGGCATGTCTTTGATGTTGTTGTAGCCCTTCTCGCGCCCTTGCTGATGCCAGTCGGATTGCAACTCTTCAAGGTGCAACAGCTTCTTGCCCTCGGGTGTCATGCGATCTTTGAGGCGCATGGACGCCAAGATGTCAGGCTCACCATTGAAGTGACCGACCACGCCTTTGAACTTGTCTCCGCCCTGTGGCGCTTTGATCAGCATCTCGCGGTAGTTCTCGCCGCCGGGCAGTGTCCAGTCGCCATGAGCTGGGCCTTCCATCTCCATTTGCTCTTCGGCTGCACGCATCAGGTCATGGTTGTGAGAAGAGTCAACCGCATCTTCGGCCATCTCTTGAGCGATGTCTTCGGCCTCGTGCCGTGATACACCTTCTCTGCGCAACTGGTCAAAGGCTTCTTCGTATGCAATCTCGTGGGCGCGTTCTTTGATGTCCGACAGCTTTGGGTTCTCCAGCACCTTCTCGCGCACGGCTGGCGCTGGCTTCTTGTTAAGGTGCTTCAAGAACTCTTCATGCGTCATGCGGGGAGCGTTCATCAGGTCTTCAAGGCCACGCTCTTTTAGTTCCGTGGGCTTGACGCCGGGCAATGCCATCATCTCCTTCAGAAACTCCGAACCAGTGCCGACCTTGCGCTTGAGCGCCTTGGCGGCCATGTCCATTGCCGAATAGAACGGCTTGCCTTGTCCAACGAGTTGTTTCATAGTGGTCGTTCTTCCATTTCAAGGTGGTGGGCGTGCGTTATGCGGCCGCCATGGGCTTCGTGGTGCGGTGCAAGCGTGTACATCTGGTCGGGCGCATACCCAGCCAACTCTCGCACTGATGTGACTTCTCGTGGGTGCTCGTCTTGCTCGTGCACCACGAATACTCTGTGGCCTTGGCTCATGCGCTTCATGGCCTCAAGTTCGTTTGGCACGCCTTGCCCATGTTTGCGCAACTTGCCAACAATGCCACCACGAGCCAATGGCATCTGCATTTGCATGGGTTCACCATACTGGTTGGTGTTGATGACTTGCTTGGGGTTAACGTCATACGAATTCAGCGGGAAGTTCTCGCGGCGCTCTGCGTCACTCATGTTTCTACGAGCCTGCACTGCGCGCGCTTCGGCCTCGCCACCAAGGTGCTGATAGTCCCTGAAGGCGTTCTTGAGGATGTCTCTTTCGTCCATCAGGCCTTGTTTTTGCATGATGTTGACCAAATCCTGACGTTTTTTGAGCAATTCTTCATACTCTGGCGTACCCGTTGCATGTGTCAATAGGCCGTTTATCGTGCCTACGATGTTCATGTATTTTTTGCGCTCTCTCAGCCTTTGCTCGGTGAACATATCGACGTTGCCGCCACGAGGCCAGTTCTCAATGTCTTGCACGGCGTGCTGGACTTCATGCAGGGCGGTGCTGCGCGGCTCTTCCAAAAATGCGCGGCCATTGACGTTGATCAATTTGCCTTGCTGTGAACCCAAAGGTCCCGCAAGACCGTTGTTGCCTTGCTTGAGAATGGTTTCTCTGAGTTGCGGATAGGCCTTGTATAGCTCGGGGTGCTCCAGCGCAATGTCCAATCGATTGCCAGTCAGATTTGGGCTGGCGTTGATGCCGTGGTAGCCGCCTGCCTCTTCTTTGAGCTTGGCAAGTTTGGCTTTGACTTCTTTGCGTGCGGCCACGGCGTGCTTGGGGAACAAGTCCTTGGCCTCCTTCTCGTGCTGCAATGATCTTTCAATGCCCATTTTCAGTTCGCCTTGCTTTTCTGCGTTGGCCATAGCCATCTCCGCAATGTCGGCGTGAGTCCTGAACTTGGATGCCTTGTCGCTGATTTCCTGCTTCCAGCCGCCGCTTGGGCTTCTAAATGTGCCAGTCTTGCGCCAAATCTCTTCGGGCGTGTGTTTTTGCTTTTCAAGTTTTGCGGCCATGAAAGCGTGATTGGCGTCCCATGTGGCTGCTTCGGGTCCAATGAAGATGCTGGGCTTGGTCGTGTGCTTGATGTGGTGCGTGTCTGCGCTGACTCGGCTACCCTTTTTGAACAACGCCAAACGCATGGTGTCCATGTCTTTGGTCGCGTGGATGCTTCCACCATGAGCCGCAGAGTCACCGCTTGTAGCATCTCCAGCCGAGCCATCGCTCACGCCTACTCCATCATTACCGGGCGCAGTTGAGACGCCGCTATTGACCGATCCAGTGGGCGCTTGCCCGTTTGCCGTGGCTTCATCTGATTGCGCATCTAACCCGTTAACGGCATTTACAGAAGTTGGGCTAATGGGGGACATTGAGTCCATCATGCTTTGGGCAACCAAACCCATAACGGAAAAAGGAGCCATTGCGGATAGGCTGTAACCAATATCACCCACTACCGAACCAGTCGGTGAACCATTTGTCGCTGTGCTTGTTGTGGCGTTGCTGTTGCCACCCTGAAGTAAATCAGCTTGCGTGGCAGCCAAAGCGGCTTGTTGCGCCAACTTCTCCTCGGCTGGTGTTAAGGAGATTGCATTTGATGTGGGCTGCACATCACCTTGGAGCATTGGGTCGGTTGCTGACAACTGAGTCAATGGAGCCATTGAGCCGCCGTCTGCTTTCTTGGGAATCCAATTCGGGTTGGACTGCAACGCTGTAGTAGGCATACTCACGCCGCCTTCATACGATCCATGCAGCATCTCTGGTGGCAGCAGCAAAGACTTCTGAGGTGCAAACTGAAAGTGCGACATCAACTCACGTTTGTGCGCAAGGTGACGTGCTTCGTCCTCCAACATGCCGCGCCGACGCGCTTCATACGCTGCCTCTTCCTGCTTTGCCACTTCAGCTTTTAGCTCTGCATTCAGGGGAGAGTAGTTGACATAACTGTTTTGTCCTCTGGTCTCCGATGTCATCGCCATGCGTGCCAATGGAGAGAACATGCCGCTGTGCGCTGCCCATGCTTGCTCCTCACCTTTAGGGCCAAACTGCGAGCCATGCACACCATGACCATAGAAGTCATGCACCGCCCTGAACATGTCATTAGCGCTCAGTCCAGTCTCTGGATCAACTTCATGAAGGTGCTGATGAGGTTCGCCACCTTGGTAGACGTACAAGTGACGGTTGTTGTAGATGTCGTTCAACATCTGCTTGCTGCTGGAGTAATTGCCTTCACCGTTCTTGTGAAAACTCATGTTGATCGGCAGCGAGTGAAACTGTTCTTTTGTCTCTTTGATTAACTGTTGGTAAGCATGGTTGACCAACTCGTCATAATCCTTTGCCTTGCCGACATGCTTGGGCATACGCTTCTTGTAGGCTTCGTAAACTCTCTTCTTGTACTCTGGATGATCCGAAGCAGCCAATGCAAATATGCGCGCAATAGGAGCTTGCTTAACCAATGAACTAGGGCTGTTAAAGATTGGCGCGTAGTCTTTACCTAAGTGCTTGCGGGAATACTCGTGCGCCGCTTCATGAACAAAGTTCTTTTCAGACTTGATCAACCCCGAGATTTGCTCATCCGTAAGTGGTTGCGCAGTTGGGTTTCGTGATGATCCCCTGACAGTTTGGGGATATTGCCCACTTTCTTCGAGAAGTCCTTGTAACTTTGCCGCGCCCTTTTCAAGGCGTCGTGGACGGATGCGCCAGAATGCGCCTTCTTGTGCTGTTTCATATTTGTTTCCTGTCATTGGTTGCCTTCAGGGACGGATTCCCCCAATTATGCCCTGCCACCCCATTTGCGTCTACACCGCATAAGGGTTGGTGCGTCCGTGGCGCTTGTTGAACTCTTCGGCGTCGATCACATCGTTCTCATCGTAGTCGTCACGAGGCGGCGCGTCAATGCTGATCCACCCAGCATCGCGCAAGTACCGCAGGGCTTGGCTGGTGCAGTCCACAAACTCGTCGTGCAGCGTGCCTTCGGGGAAGGAGCATATCTGGCTAACCATGCCCTCCGCCCAGTCGCGCACGTAGCCCTTCTTGACGCCAGACTCTGGAATCCATACGCGCCCAGCCCTGATGATGTTGGCGACGATAGACAGCCGTTGTATCTTGTCGGCTCGACCCGGGTTGTAGGCATGGACGGGCAGGTGCGCTTGGTGCAAGTCTTGGATCAAGCTGATGCCTGCGCTCTTGTCCTCCACCAGCAGCAAGTCCACGCGCTTCTTGTCCTTGCCCTCGCCATACACCACCTCATACTCATCGATGACCTTTGGCCGCAGTTGTGGGTACTGAAGGTGCTCTTGCCAACAATCCAAGACGAGAACGCACATGCCGCCGTCCAAAGGCTTGAACACTCCGAAGGTGATGCAACCCGTGGGGTCATTGTGCGTCTTCTCGCTGGTCGCGCAGTCGTAGCTCTGGATGATGTACTCCAGCTTGGGGAAGGGCTTGCCGTGCGGCCAGAGCCTGAACCAGTCGCGCTTGACGATGCCACCTTCTTCGGGGTCGATGATTTCGGCGTGAATCTCCTGACGTCCCAGCTTTGTGCCTTCGTACTGGAGAATCTGCTGTTGGAAGCTGGGCGCAAGGTTTGCAAGGTTGACGTAAGTTGACGCCGATGTCACCGTGACGTCTTTACCTTCTCTGTCCAGCAAGTCCATGATCAGTGGCTTGGGCTTGGGCGTAGTGGAGGCAATGATCTTGGTCTTCGAGCCAAGCCGCACCGCGAACATGATCATGTCCCATGCGTCTTGCAGGTAGTCCCATGCGGCCAACTCATCCAGCCACGCGCCATGCCATTGACCACCGCGGAAGCGCTCAGGCTCGGACGCCGCAATGCCCTTGATGAACGAGCCATTGATCAGCTTTAGCTCGTGCAGGCTCTTGTTGTAGTCAGCAATGAGTTCTTTGGGGATGACGTTGAGCAGGCCTGAGTCACCCTCAAAGCATGTGCCACGGATGTCGCCGCTCGTCGGGGCGGACACCAGCCATCGAGTGTTGGGCGTCTCCCATGCCCACTCGGCCAGAGTCTCTGCGGCCGCACGAGTCTTACCCGCGCCGCGCCCAGCCAGCATCAGCCAGATATTCCACCAGTCACCCACTGGCTCAATCTGATGCTTGAAGGCTTGCTTGTACCACTTCATGCGCCAAGTCACCACGGCTTGTTGCACGGGTGTCAGCTTGGCGAATGTTTCGGTTAGGTAGTCTTCGTCGGCGAGGATTTCTTCGACAGCGCTCATAAGATGCTGAGAGTCTCTTCTTTGGTCAATACGATCTCTTCACCCTCTTTGGGATAGTCGTGCTGTTTGTAGATAACCATGAGAGCAAGGATGCGTGGCGCTTCATCCTCCAGCAGAGTTTTCGGCACGGCCACATAGTCGTTATCCCACAGCCATCCATTGACAACATTGCTCTCGTCTCTGCCCCAAATAAATGCAGGCCATTGATACAGACGGATGCGGAGTCGTCGGCTTGCAAGCATCCGCGTCGGGATGTCATACCAAACCCAGCGGAAGGTCACATATGGTTTTCGCCATGTGCCAATGGTGATGTTGAGGCCAATGCCGGGAATGCCGCCCTCTGGTGTGTAGTGGATCATCACGCCGCCTCGTAAGTCATCTCAAAGATGTCAGGTTCGCAAGCATAAACATTACCATTCTCTTCTGTAATGATCCATTCGCCAGAGGTAACAAGATGATGACCTTCAAACGTTTTAATGTATGGTCTATTGTGCCAAGCGTTATTCAACACGGCAGCATGGTCGCCCATCTTAAACCATTGGGTGGCTTCGATCACCACGGGCTTCTTGCGGTACTGTGCCATCACGCCTCCGACTGTCGTTGCATCTTCATGGACTTGAGCAGTTCACCAAAGACGTTGACGTGCACATCCACTTCCAAGGGGTTGGCTGGATCGCCCGAGTGCTCCATACGCGCCAGCTTGGGTACGTGATACTCAATCACGCTCTGGAACATGTCAAACGCCTTGGCTGGGTTTGGTGGGACGATGTACTCGGATTTGACCTCTCCACTTTTTGGGTCTTCCACTTCAATCTTCACACCATCAGCTACCTTATCAAGCCACTCAGTGAGCCTGTGAGCGTTTCCATCAATAAATGAAGCTATGGCCTGCCGAGCCTCCGCTGTCGCCTTGTTGGGCGTTCCAGCCTGTCTGCCGCCCGTCTTCTTACCTTCAGCCATGATTCTCTCCTCTAAACTTTTCTACTTTAGATTCTTTGTGAGTGGCTGCTAACTTGATTTTGTCTTCGGTCATATTTCAGTCCTTTCGCACATTCGTTTCAGTGCATTACGGATTGGAGTTTAACCTGAAGTTGTGGTTCGTGGGAAGACGCTATCAATGTCGGCTTGCATGGCCTTTAGTCCTTGCTGCGTGCCTTGCATTCGATAGACGGGTTCTCCGCCCATGTTGTCGTCTGTTTTGTATAGGCGGATTAAGTATTGGTTGCCAAATACCAGTTCAATGAACCGTGGGGGTGTTTTGTCTTGTGTCATTGCTTTCTCTATTTGAGTGCTATTGCGAGGCCACGAACTCCTCGGCGTTTGGGCAACACGGCTGGCGTGTACCAAACCATCATGTGGCTCACCTCCTTGATGACTTGGCGCACCAGACCCGGCGTCTCGCCCATTGCTTTAGACAAGTGATCGGCGAACCGCGCCGCAAGCAGGGCTGTCCCATCGTTGTACATGATGATGTTCATGGTCACTCCACACTCATGCCCATCACGCGCTGCTCCATCACCTTGTTGGCCGCGCGCAGGGCTTTGTTGTCGGCTTCCAAACGGCTGATCTTGGTCTGCATGTGCATCATGCGGCTGTTGGCCTGCTCAATCCACTCAGAAACTTCTTTGGGCATATTAAACATTTTTGGTTCAGCCCCGACTTCTGATTTAGAACCTTTTTCAATTTTTCGTAGTTTTACTACGGTTTTGGGGGCTTGGGTTTTGGTTGCCATGATGAGTCCTTAGAGCAAAGTGAGGTTGATTTTGCGTAACGCTGCCGTTACATCGTTGAGGGAGAACCTGCCAAAGTTTGCAATTCTGAGCAAGTCGGTGCTGCGGTTCTTGACCAGCTTCTCCACGGTGTCAATGCCAGCCGCCTTCAGGGCGTTGGACGAGCGCGGGGTGAGGTCTAGTATCTCAATGCTCGTGATCGTGGGCGGCTGAGGCTTGCGCGTCAAAGCCAACTCAATGATCTGGCGCGCGCCATTGATCTTGGTCTGGTCTTCAATGTCCTTGCCACGCACTCCATGGAGAAGTTCTAAGGCGGTTTCCACGGCTTGGGTGAGTTTGTCGTTCATTTGTTTGCTCCTGTAACGCGGTCTAAGTTGCGGGTGATCTGCTTCAACTCTTCAATTTCGGCGTTTTGGCGCATTTTTTCTTGAGTTGAGGCCTGTGGTCGGAATATCCGATCAAAGCCCTCCATGAAGGCTGTGGAGTCTTCTGGACGGCGTTTGTCGCCTTTACCTGCTTCATTCATTGTTTGTCTCCTTGATCGGCGCAGTAATTTTTAACGTGTCTCCTAATGGGTGCTTGTACCAGCCGCTTTTGTCATTAGGGCTTCTGTACTTCACGCTTATGGTTGTCTCGGTCATGTGAAAGCGCTCCATGTTTTTTCCATTTTCAACGTCTTGCACATCTTGATTTGTCCACCCTCCCCTGATTTGCAACGGCAATCTTGTTTTTGCTTCGTGTGTCATTAGTCCATATCCTTTGCCAAACAAACGAACGACTTTGGGATGTTTCTGAAAGTGTCTGCTTTGCCTTGCTCAACAATGAGTTGAACTCTGGCTTTTTCGCACAGCGCTTTGGTTTTGAATTCGCCGAGGCGTTCCCAGCCCAAACCGTTGTTGCTGGTGTTTTGCAACACCACGAGTATGAATGCTCCGATCATTTGTTCATCTCCTCAATCAATACGCCACACAGTTCTCGTGCGGCAGCGTTACCACCTTTGACGCTGATGATCACGGTGTCGCCTTCAACGCGCACACCACGCATTAGCCCAACCCAATGCTCTGACCTTTTACATGATGTGCCAAGTACGTTTCTTTCTACGCATCTTTGCACTTGCATTTGCATACCGTCAACGAATCCACGCTCATAAGCGCCGTCTGATTTTTCACCCCATATTTGGCGACACACTTCAATTGGAAGTACACCAATGTGATTGGGGTTGTGCTCATTCCACTCTTCAATGGTTTTGTAGATCATTTTGTTTTCCGTTGAATATGAACAGTGTTTGTCGCCATAAAAATGTCAAGTGCTTTGTGTAAGCCTTCTCGAAAAGTTTTGTCATCAAGAAAACTATCTAAGCACTTATGCAAAAAATCATGGTTGGCTTGACCCACAGTGCGGCCATCGTCAATTTTTGATTGGTTCAGCAATGTTCTTCGTATGGCGTCTCCAGCTTTGAATTCAATTGAACTCATGTCCTCTTTGCAGACCACTTGCACGCCAAGGCCGTACTCGTTAATGAGGTTATAGCCAAGTTTTAAATCTTTCATGTCTCACTCCTTTATGTCGTGTTTAGCTTCTGTCCATCTAACTATTTCCTTGAAACAATCGTGATAACTGCTATACCCAGTCCATTCCGATTCAAGATAAGCATCTATTTGTTCATCCGTCAGCGGCTTGCGGGGTTGTGGGTGGGTGTAGAGCGCCATGTTGACGGGCAGCACCATCGCTGGGTTTGTTGGCTCAACAACGAACCGTCCACCGTACATTCCAGTAACCACCGCCATAGGCTCACCCTGCTCTTGCTTGGCTAGTGCTTCTTCTAGGGCTTTGATGGCTTCATTAACTGTTTTTCTTTGCGCTGGTGGAACGCAAAATCTAACGATTATCAACGCCTCAAGCGCCAGCTTCATTGCTTCAATCATCACTATCCTCCCAAGGATGGTTCACGGCATCAGCGTACAACGCCAAGCAACCCCCGACAATAAAAATAGCAATAATGCCGCCAACAACAATGTCAATCCAGTCCATCATTTGCCTCCACGTTCTTTGATCAAGAAATATGTGTGTTTGAGGTTTGGGCTTCTTTTGCGAATCTGCACCAAACTGTATGTGGCTTTAAACATTTCGTCATTGTCAAAACGCGCAACAACAATATTGCCGCCAAGTGTTTTTTGTTTTAGGTAAATCATTTGTGTCTTTCGGTTTGCGACGCTTGCGCCATCCTTTGGCAATGTTCATGACTTCTTTGCTTTTTCAATGGCTTCACTTGCTGTGGTGGCAACAATGTGTCCTTTGGACTTGATCAAAGTAATTTGGTTGAGGGCTTGCAGCAAACTTTCTTCACCCGTTGAAGCCAAGACGATGGCTATGAGTTCAGTTCCCACGTTGGCTGCCACCCCAATGGCAATTTGGCTTCCATGTTCTTCGCTGATTTGGTCAATCCGTGTTCGCATGTAGTCCAAGATGCTTTCCGTTTTTTTCACGGTGATTGCGTAGTGTTCTTCTAATGTCATGTGTTTCTTTCGTGCTCAAGTTTGAAAAGCAACATAACTCCAAATCCACCCGCCCATATAGACAAAACAAATTTCAATTGCAGCGTCCAGTTAGCCAAATCCCAGCTTGCCGAGATTCCAGCGCCGATTACGTACCAGAACGCATAACTAATGATGAACGGCGTCATAAAGAACCCAATGATTGAGAAGTAGCGTTTCATGGTTATTGCCTTTGGCTGGGGATGCGGTTGAGAATGGCCTCTGCAATGCTTTCAAGAACTATGGCGTGTTCTTTTCCTTCTTTGTTGGCGACATCGCGCACGAGGTCTGCGCAGGCTTGGCGCTCAATGAAGATGGCGCGTTTGGTTGTCTCAATCGCCACGGTCATGATTTCAGCTTGAGCAACAGCCATGGCTTCGTCAAACTCTTGTTGAGTGAAAAACTTGACATGCCCAGCATTGCCCAAGATTTGTTTTTGCAGGTCGCTAATTTCTTTCATGATGTCCTCAGTTCTTTGAAAAGTAATAGGCCAAGCCGACCCACATCACCAGCGCAACGTAGCCCATGAGTACATTGCGCCAGCCATTGTTTTGCTCGGGTGGATAGAACCACTCTGCTTGGTCAATGGAGTTGGGGAAGGCCTCTTGCAAGGTGCGTGGGTAGCACCTCGTAGTAGGGTTGCGATCAGGCAGCATTTTTTCCTTTCACCAGTTCCAAGACTTTGGGATCAGCATTAGCCAAGAATTGATTGGCGTAGGCAGCACGAGCATTTACTCGATACGATGCGGCCAACATACCTTCAATCTCTTTGTTGCGACGTTGGTTTTCTTGGTAAGCATTGAGGTCAATGACATCCGCCACCCACTTGTACTTGATGTCTGCATTGGGTTCAATGTTCAAGTCATCATGCACTTCAACGACTTGGCAAATTTTCAAACACTCGTATGAGCCAGAAGGCACAACAACGAAGTTACCCACTTCAACTTCAATGTGCGTGATGTAGGTGTAGCTGTTGCCAACATTCATGCCCTCGTCATTCAAGAATTGAACTGAAATTGTTTTTGCGTCTTCACGCAAGATGGCGGCGATGTTTTTGTCCATGGTGTTCTCCTTAGTACTGTTTTGCAATCGTGTTAATCATGTCAAACACTTCTTTTGAAATGTCTGTGTATTGTTCAAGTTGCTCGGGGGTTTGGTAGCCGCTATCTTCGGGTTTAGCGTAGTCTCCTTGGATCACAACGCGATCACCCGCCCAACGTCCAAGCATGTGGTGCCTTGGAAAATCGCCACCGCCACGGTTGTTGCTGTTTGAAAGCAAGGCAAACAATGCGGTGCTCGTGCTATTAATAGCGCCAACTTGTTCATATTGTTTGAGGCCATTTTCAATATGATGAGGATGAATAAATTCTTTTTTGTCTAAGTTGTAGACCATGTGATATTGACCCATGATGTTCTCCAATCAACGTGCGGTTGTTTTGATGCTGAATACAGCGGTGGTTTTGGTCATAGCTTCGTAGGCGTCTTCGCCATACTTTTTCACGAATGCTTCTTTGTCAAAGATGGTGCGATCACATTCGGTGTAGGTGCACTTGAACAACGAACCCTCAAACACTTTTGAGCCGCCTGCGCTGGCAATGTTCTTCATGGCATCTTTGATCTTGTCGGCTTGCTTTGTGAGCGTAGCGATTTGAGCCAAGAGCGTGCCGAGTTCGTCAGCGGAAGATGTGGTGGTCGTGATAACTGTCATTTGGTTTCTCCTGTTAACCTGCATCGTTGCAGTGGAGATAGTATAACTCCAAGTTAAAGGACAAACCGTATTTATTGCACAATTTTTTAGGGACAAACCCTATGTTTTGCGTGTCTTTTAAGCAACACTGAATACTTGTGTTTCTAGCGATTTGACATCAGCAGGTCAACGGCGCGTTCAATTGTGATGTTGAGCGCATCAATCTCTTCCATCTTTTTGAGTTTCCACATCTGGCGCTGGCCGTGCCACCCGTTGCGGCTGCCTTGGTGGCAGTCTTTGCACAGCGCCGCGCACACATACTGGCGGTGCTGCTTGACGTGGTGCGCATCGCTGGGCGGGGGCGCGTCACACACGGAGCAGGGTAGCTCTTTGACCAAGCCAACCCATGCTCTTTCTTTTTTGTTGAGCGTGTTGTTCATGAGAGTGAGCGATCCAATGCCCTGTTGGATGCTTCAATCGTCCTGAAGACCTCAATTCGAGCCTGTGCTGACACCAACCCCCAGCGAAGTGATTCGGCGATCTTCTCGGCCTCTTTGATAGCTTGCAGGTGCTCTTTGTATCTTTGGTCGCGGTAGGCTTCAGTCTCTGCGGCCACGGCTGACTTTGCGCCCAACTCAGTGGCTAGGTGCATCAACTCTGCTTTGATGGTCTTGCGGTATTCCTGCATGTAGGAGAGGTTGGCCTTGGCCTCGGCGTACTTCCTGCCTTGGGTGTAGATGTAGTCCACCGACTTGTTGATGTCTTCTTGGTTCATACTTTTCCTGTTTTGTTTGAGTAGAGAATTGCAAGGCATTCTTGTGCAGCATTAGTGAGAGCCATCCCGCTGATTTCTTCAGACAAAATTTCTTGCTTACTCACAAATTTTGTCACCTTGGATTCTCCAAGCCAAACATATACACCAGCATCAAAGCCAAAAGTTTCAGTATCTTTTCTTTTTTTTCGCTCATCCTCTGCGCCCATTTCAAAAGCGTTTTCCATTGCGGCAACGGTGTTCTCGTTGCAGCCCACGCTTCGCAAAAGTGCCGTCAATTCTTCTTTGGTCATTTTTCGTTCTCCACTTGTTGAATTCTTTGTCCGATCCATGCCATCACTGGCACGGCCATTGAGTTGCCCAAGGCTTTGTAGCGGGGCGAGTGGGGTGTGGCCTTGCCGTTGGGTTTGATGTCGGTGTAGTGGTCGGGGAACCCTTGCAGGCGTTCGCATTCCACTGGCGAAAGTCTGCGCACGGCCATGTGTTGGCGACCGATGGTGTTCTCTGCCAATGCGATTGGTTGTGCTATTACATGGCTAGGACGACTAGGTCTGTTTTCACCTTCTGCACGAAGGGTTCCAGCTTTGTCATCTTCCATCCAATACCCTTGACCGCTTTCACGCATAGCAATTGGATGTGCCACTCCATGTTGGTCTGCCTTGGTCAAGCATGGGGCGATGTTGTTCATAGGCTCAACCGCATTGCCACCGTTTTCGGGTTTGCGGCCAATCCAGTTGCCGGGTATGCCATAAGTCAGAGGCACATTACCGCGCCCTGTTCCCCAGCGGCTTGTCATGGTTTGGCACACACCATTTGCCTCTTTGACACGGGCATCTTGGTGGTGCACCTCGTACACGGGTTGCGCGATCAAATGTTCGCTTCCCCCTCCGAGGTCTCCTCCGCTTGCTCGGAGTGTTCCTGCCCCTGAGCGATATCCTCCAATGCTGCTTGGAGTAAAGACGGAAGTTTCTTGCCGCGCTTCTCGGCTCGGCGGAGAATCCCCGCGCAGGCTTTCGGACTCAAATAAAGCTCGGGCGGCAGGTCGCCAGTCTCCAAAATGTCCGACAACAAACACACGGCGGCGGCGCTGTGCCACTCCGAAGTATTGAGCGTCAAGCACTCGGTAGGCGAACCCATACCCGAGTTCAGCCAGCGCCCCGAGGAAGGAACCAAAGTCCCGTCCACCGTTTGAACTGAGGACACCCGGCACGTTTTCCCAAACGAACCACTGGGGTCTAAACCAATCAAGAAGTCCACAATAGGTGAGCATGAGGTTGCCTCGGGGGTCTTCGAGTCCTTTGCGGAGTCCGGCAACGGAAAATGATTGGCAAGGTGTTCCACCGACCAAAAGGTTAACTGTGTCAAGATTCCACTCCTTGTATTTCGTCATGTCACCAAAGTTGGGGACGTCTGGATAGTGATGAGCCAGCACTTGGCTGGGGAACTTTTCAATCTCTGAAAAGCCCACGGCTTCCCAGCCCAGCGGCTTCCATGCAACCGAGGCGGCTTCAATGCCAGAGCAAACGGATAGGTACTTCATACGTTCTCCCGACGCAGCCATTCGGCCATTAGGAGGGCTTCTGCGCGGCCATTGTCCTTCTTGCGCAACAGCGGCGCGAGAGGCCAAAGTTCACGCGCCATGTCGAGGCTTTTCGCTTTGTCGCTGTCCAGCCCCATGGCCTTCTTCCAGACTCGTGGTGGCACGGCATGGAAAGGGCTTTTAAAGCGCTGCAAGATGGCGATGGCAGCTCCATAGGCCATGCCGAACTTGAACGTGCTGGAGACGCCCTGTTGGGGCATGGCGTGGACAAACTCAATGACGAACTCAGCGTCTTGCTTATCCAGCGCCTGAGCCATCTCTGCGTGCACCATGCGGCTGTCAATGTACTTGTCGTCGTGGAGCATATCGCCACACGATACATACTTGCCGTGGTGATCAACCATCCCCCACGCGCCCGAGAAACCGGGGTCAACGCCTACGTAAATCATTTTTTGCCTTTCAGGTCAAAGTGGTCGCAGCGTTGCAAAACAAATCGCAGTTGCGGTGTTGGTCTTTTGAATTTGTCCAAGATGCGGTGGCACAGCTTGTCTTTGTAACCCGTGCACTCAAAGCACACACGGCGGTCGTCCATTGGGTCACGGTCACGGTCAAACATGCGGCCTGCCAAATCTTCTGCTTGAGCGTGGGTCAGACCATCAGCCATAAACCTTGCCATGCGACGCATGACTATTTGGTCTTCTTGTTCGGTCATGCTTGTTGCCTTGCTCGACGTGCAATTAATGCGCTGTCACGCAATTCTTTGCCAAATGCTAAACGCAACAAGTCAAACCAAGTAAATTCAACGATGTCACTCTTGAATGGGTGTGGTGTAAATTTCATTTTTGCCCCCTTGCTCGAATTTCTTCTGCAATAACTTTTGAAGGATGAGGCCAACCTACCGCCCATTCGTCAGCTATCTTTGCACACGCCTCGCGTTCTTTGTTTGCTGCCAATTCAATTAGCTTTTTAGCATAGTCAAGCCCAATAACTGGCATCCAGTTCACATCCGTTGCCACATGAAGTCCAGCCTGCCTAGCCATCTCAATGATTTCATCTTGTGTCATTTTTCAAACCTTCCATAGTGACGGGCTACATTGTTCAAAACAATGGCTTTAATCATCTCTTGAACAACAGGCTCTTCTTTTTGAAAGTTTTCATTCTTTGCAAACACTTCGTCAAAAATTTCTTTGAACGACTTGCCCAATGCCAACGCATATGCGCGGCCACGTGCTTCACATTCTTCGTCTGTCATTTGATCACCTGTACATCATGTGTTTCGCAACGACCCGCCAAGATGTCTTGCACACGCTTTTCAGTCTTGCGGTGGCAGTGCATCATGGTGCGCTCGGGCATTTCTTTAAGGGCTGTCTCGTAGTCTTCCAAAAGCCCACGGACTGCTTTGATGCCCACGCCGTCCAAGCGGATTGGCACGTTCTTTGTGATTGATCGCTGCCCTGCAATCGCCAGCGCCTTCACAGCGTCTTCAATCAATCCATCAGGGTCTTGCGCCCAGCCCATCTCAATCAATGTCTCCATCATGTTTAGGGCATCGGTAACAATTTCCCAATCGTCAATGCTTGGGTTGGCCGCACGCTCCAGAGCCAGCAAGCCATCCTTCATCTTGTTGATCTGGTGCTCACGCTTGTGATCGGGCATGGGCTTGATGGGGTCAGCCATCATGACGTCCATCAAGCTGTAGGTGTGGTGGTATTTCATTTAACACTCACTGGGCAATAGAACTCATCTACCGCAACAAATACGGGCGGCAAAACCAATTCAAAAAATAAAATTCCAAGAACCACATTCCATGCGCTGACTTTGTAGACTAAGTTAGGGTTCTTGTCTTCTCCAATTCCAACGCATGGCCCAAACTCTGTGTTTGATGTGCAGCCAGTGAGCAACACCACCAACATCAATGCAATTATTTTTTTCATTTGCGTGCCTCCATCATTGCGTCTGCTATTTCATACGCTTCTCTCGCTATTATTTTTGCACTCCAATTACCAAGTGCAGAATTTGTGCAAATTCCTTCCACTGCTTGAGCAGCAAAGTAATCACGCAAGGTCATGCCCGGATGTTCAAGCGGCGATGCGCTGTCAATAAATGGAAACGCTGGTCCACCTGTTTCTTTATTCATGATGTGCTCCCCTTCAATAATTCTGCGCAAGCGCGGCCACGTTGATAGATGCTGTCCCACGCTGGGTCGGTGTCGTAGCCGTTGGTGGGTGAGTTGTCAAAGCCAAGTTTCCAACAATGGCGTGCGCCATCGGTAGAGAATGGGTTGAGGTCGTTGCCGTCCGCAATGTGGCGGCGGATGTCATCGCGTGCCGCACGCAGTGCAAATTCACGAACTGCTTGAGTAGATGCAAATCGTGTCATTTTTATTCTCCCTGTGCCTTGGCGATGGCCGCATCAATTTCATTAAGTTCCACGCTTGAGGGTTCATGCGAGGACGCAACAAAACGTCGAGCGGTCTTCAATGCCGCCAACAGATCGGGCGCGGCGGCGATCAGGTGCGCATTGGCTTCGCACTCGGGGCTTCGCTCGTCGTCTTCCATTTTCCAAACAACTTGAGCCAAGCCGCCGTGGCTGGGAGCGTCAACTGAAATGTAGCCTGCCTTCAACCATCCAACATTTGAAAGCGACCAAGGTCCGGGTGTGTGTTGCATTTTCATTCTCCTGTTTACCCCACATCGTTGTGGTGGAGAAACTATAACATGAAATTTAAGGAAATGGAGTTTGCGCAAAAATTTTTTTGCAGGGGTTTTTGGCGCTGGATGAGGTTTTCCCCCCTCTCCCTTGATTTCACCCAAAGACCCCCCCTACCCCACGAGGATGGGGGTAAGGGAGGAGGTTGGGTGCTTCACCGCTCAGTGAGCATCATCATGGCAACTTGCGTTGACCCCCCGGCGTGATGATTCGACCAGCCGCACGGATTGTTCGGGAACTGCCCCCTAGCCCATGCGATTGATGATGGTGGCTGGTACTGATCTCCAGCTTGAGGTTTCGGTACGTCCAGTTTCCCGACGCTACCCTAAACGGTGGTGGACCGAAAACAACCTCACCCTTACCAAAGCAAATTGCGCATCAGCCTGCGCATTCACCATCATCAATCACACGGTTGCATACCGTGTACGCTTTCCTTCCGCGCCACCACGACTGGGGTGCTTGCTATCGTGCGGAGTACGGCTGGCGTCGAGGGCAATAAAAAAGCCGCTTACAACTGCAATTCCGGTCGAAACCTTAACAAATATCCCTCCCACAGAGGTTATTTGGTAAGGCGGAATCGCATGTGTAAGCGGCCTAATTTTTTTGTTGCTTTCGACGACAACGGTTTGAATTATAGAGCGGTCGCAACGCCCCCTGTCAACACCTTTTTGCGTAAATCCATGATTTTTTTTGCAACCAGCCACAAACCTAGCTTTTTGTGCAGGTCGTTGGCGTCCCAGCCCTCGGTGTCGGCCATCGTCCAAGGCAGGCCAGTCTGAATTGCCGCCTTCTCGCCCGTCTTACCAACCTCTGCGCCAGTATCGGGATGACTTTTACTTGGGTCGTTGTCCGCAAAGACGTAGCGCTGGCCTTTGATCTGATCCGCCACCTGCACCATGTTTGATGCTGAGAAGCACACCACCACAGAAGCCTTAGAACCCATGCTGCGCAGCGCATCGCGCACGGATAGGCCTGTGGCATACCCTTCGACCAACCAAGTCTCTAAAGCGTCTTTGTTGCCCATGTAGAACACAGCGTTCTTGGCTCTCATGCCGGGCAGCATCTTCTTTTCGTACTTCATGTTCGGGGCGTCCCAGTAGATTGACTGGTAGCCTTGAATCTTGTTGTTCACCACGTTGCGCATGGGAATCAACAGCTTGTTGTCTAAAACCAACATCTTCTCGTCAGGGAAGCCCTTGATCTGAAGGTAGGGGTGTGTGCTGGGCTTGGCATTTCGCAAAGTGATCATGGCGCGTTCGGCGGCCAACTCATACGACCGATCTTTGTCGGCGTTGGCTGTCTGGCGTTTGAGCGCCCACTCGCGCTTTTCCTGATCTGTCCAAGGCTTGGCATTGGGGTCTTCGTACCACATCACCCTAGCCTCGCCGCTCCAATCCATCACCCAGCCACGCTGGCCGTCCCAAAAAAATGCGCCATTGGTTGAGCGGGGCTTGTCCACCGTGCCAGTGCGACGAATCTTGTCCGACGAATAAAGTTTCGACGGATCAATGTCGATGCCATGAGCGCGTGCAAAAGCAATGAAACTCATATTGCACTCACTGGGTAAAAGGTCACTACATCGTCTTTCCAATGAATAGTGGCTTTGCAGCCAAACTTCTTGGCTGTGCTCTCAATCCAGTGCTTGATCGCAGGCTCGTACATTAATTTTTCAAGCAAACACAAACTGATGGTCGCCTCTTTGCCGCTATTCACCTTCTCGGCAATCCATGCTTCATAGTTCATGCTTGTCCCCTTGCTTGCATTGTTTTTGCGCCCAAACTTCCAACTCTCTTTGTTTCATGCGCTTGATGCGCTCAAGTCTTTTCAAGTGCGCTGTGGCATAAATGACCCGTTGCATTTGAAGTCGGATTTTTTCCCAATATGAAACTTGGTTGGGAATATTGATCAAATTAAATTTACATGATTCAGCATCTTCTCGTGCATTGGCTTCTATGACCCTTGTTCCTGCATCACCAATGATTTCTTTGCATGTATCAATGTCAAATGATCTTGGGGTCATGCTTGTCCCCTTGCTCGGATGTCTTGTGCATTTTGAAAATGTGCAGATGCGTGATGCCTTAAAAAAACATCAGACAAATCATTACCATCAGTCACTTTTTGTGCGCTTAAAGATTTTTTTGCATTTTCTTCACACAGCTTTGCACACGCCTCACGCTCTTTTGCTGCTACCAGTTTGGCAAAAGCTCTTAGTTGTGCGTTTTTAGTCCATACAACGCCATAAATTTTGGCAATCATTTCTTTGATTTCATCTTGTGTCATTTGCCTGCTCCTTTTTTCCATGCCATATTCATTTGCGTGATCTTGTTGTAAACATTGCGAGTAATCTCAACCGTGGGCGCGGTGGTGAAGCGCCATGTCGGGTCTTGCCCTGTGATCTTCTTGTAGAGGTGATAAGCACGGCCTTGCTGGTTCTCAGGCTTGCTGTGGTGACGGGCGTATGAGACGCATTGATGCCAAAGGTGTTCGGCGTTGTTCGCCAACTTCTTTTTGGTCTTGCCGCTGCCAATAAAAATCTCCTCCATATCGCCGCCCTTGGCGCTGCTGACGTCTTTGGATACGTGCTCATACCCACACGCCATGCAGCGCTTGGAATAGGGCGTGTAGCCGCACCGTGGGCATCCCTTGGCTTCGTGATCTTCGTCTTTGCGAATCTTCTTGTCCAGCTTCTCGCCATCGTCCAACTTCTCTAAGCCGTTGAAATAAACATCGGTGAAGTCTTCGGCAAAACGAATGATGTTGCCCGAGAAGTCCAATAAGTAACAGTCGGTCTTGCCGGGGCTGGAGCGCAGGCCACGCCCCCACATTTGGATGGCGGTGCTCAACGACTTGCGCAGTGGCCGCGCATCGCACACGCAACCAACGTCTGGCACGTCAAAGCCCTTGGCAAGAGCCTCAACGCTGATCAACACCCGCAGCAGGCCATCTTCCTTGCGATACTCTTTGAGCAGCAATTCGCGCTCCACCGCTGTGGTTTCCGAAGTGAACACTGCGGCCATCACGCCAGAGTTGACAAACTGTGAGCACAACTCTTCGCAGTGCTTGATCGTTGCGCCAAAAACAATGGTCTTGCGGCCTTCGGCAAACTTCTGCCACTCCGCCACCACGTCGCCCACAATCGCCATGCCGCGCTCGGCGGCCGCCGTGTCCGTCCACTCACCACCAGCGGTCGCCGCGCCGCGCATATCGGGCTTGGTGCAGCTAAAGACGCGCATGGGTACTAACACCCCCGCCCGTGTCAATTCGTCCATCGTGGTGGCATTGATGAGGTTGGTGAATATCTTGCCCAGCCCAGCGCTGAATGGCGTGGCCGACAGCCCAATCACAGCGGCATTGGTTTGCATGGCATAGTCCACCCACGTCTTGTACTGGGTGTGCGCCTCGTCCACCACGAGCACGTCCAGCTTCGGCCAGAAGTCGCGGCGCGCAATGGTTTGCGTTGAGGCAATTTGCAGCAGCGCGTTGTCGTCGTGCCGCCAATGTTGGGCTTGAATGATGCCGTGCTGGCGCAGACCGTATTTGTCGGCCACGTCAGAGGTTTGGTTGATCAAGGTGGTGCGGTCGCACAAGAACACCGCACGCTTGCCCTTTTGCATCGCCTCGTTGCAGATGCGCAGCCCGAGGTAGGTCTTGCCAGCCCCCGTGGGAGCCATGATCATTTGACGCTTGTGACCCTCACGAAACCCTTGGCGTAGAGCATTGTGCGCATCCAACTGGAAGGCGCGAGGCTCGGGGAATGTCGTTCCATCATCACACTCACTTGGTGCTAGGACTAGTTGGTTCATTTTTTGGCTTTCAATTTGTCAAGTTCTTTTTGCGCTTTTTTCAGCAAGGTGACGGCATGATCCTTCTCGTTCATCAGGCCTTTGAAGCGCAGATCAAGCTGGGCATAGGCAAGGTTCAAGCGCTTGATTTCGGCGTGCGCTTCCTTCAGGGGATCGTTAGAGTCCAGCAGCTTTTGCATAGCCTCAATATCGGCCTGCATGGCTCGATCATTGGCCTCCAATTCTTCAGCGCTAGGCTCGTAGTGCATCAGCGAAGGATTGGGTTCTTTGAGTTGTTGCTCAGGAACAACATCAGTGGGTGCAGCCGTAGTAATACTACGATTGTCAGAAATTTGTTTTGCTTTCTTGACAATGCTTTTCTCCATATTAATGCGTTGTTTCTCACGCACTTTGGGGTCGCGCATGGCCGACACGGTGCTCACGGCCACGCCAATGTGCTTGGCAATGCGTGAATTGCTCCATTCTTTGGTTTCTTCGTGCTTGAAGGCGGCCATGATTTGGTTGCGGCGCGTCTCGTTGGATCGGGGCAGGCCGTTGCTTTTGTTGGCCGCCATGGCATCGACTTGGGCGTCTTCAAGCGTGCCGGGTTTGTAGTTCACCTTGATGGTTTCAAGTTGAAGCCTTGTCGCCGCCTCAATGCGGTGGAACCCGTTTGACACCCAGTATGTCGTCCCATCAAAACGCGCCTCAATCGGGTCAAGTTCAATGTCGTCTTCCATCAAACTCATTAGGTTCTTGACCTGCGCCATATTCAGTTGCTCTTCGCGGAACTGAGTGTCGCCGTCGATGCCTAATTCTTCCAGTCTCACTTCTCTTGTCGTCATTGTTTTCTCCAAAAAAAAATCGAGGTCGGGATTCTCACCTTTCGGCGTTGGCGGAACAGTGGGTACTGTCAGAATCCCGGCCTCGATCTACCCAAACGCCGCCAAGCGTTAAAAAACTATATCACACCTTGCTGAACAAATCAGGACGCAAATCTTTGCGCTTGACCAATTTTTGAGTTGCTTTTTCAATGCGCACACACAGGTCTGCGGACGCACGGCGCTTGCCGCGAATCAGCATGGACAGCCAAACATCAGAGATGCCCAAATACTGAGCCATCTCCACCTTTGCCCCCCGTGGTTCGTCTTTGAAATACTCTTCTAAAGTCACATTTTTCTCCAATAAGTTGTTGGTGTTGTAGGAGTCGAACCCACCTAGTCACCTAGATCACACCGGAATCAAACCGGCCCTCACACCAACACGACTGAGGACTGGTGTGGCTCAGATTGGCCCATCATTAAGGCTGAGTCCTCACTCGCCGCCAATCCTCATGCGTGTTAGTTGTTGGTGGCAACCGGGAACCACCCCGTTCAAGCGCCCAGTAACTTACAAGGAAAACCATGCACTTGTCCACCAACACGACTGAGGACTGGTGGGTATTCCTGTTTGGGCAGACCAGTTGTATGTATCTGCTTGGGCATCCCTGACTAGCCAATCCTCATGCGTCTTGGTGTTGCACAGATTCTACAACAACACAAAGTTTAAGAGCAACTTTAATTTCGTGTTATAGTAGCGGCACGACAATGTTGTCGGTTCACTGGAGCACAAGTGTCTCTCAAACCCCATCAGGCGCTGTTCTGCGTCTACATCCTCTCAATCCTTGTTGTCCTCATGGACGTATTTTTTTGGAGAATTTAATGTCCTTTTATGTTGAAAACAAAGGCGGTGACTTTGAAGCCACGCCACCCGGTATGCACCTTGCGCGTTGCTACCGCATCGTTGATCTTGGCACGCAAAAATCCGAGTTCAAAGGCCAAGTCAAGTACCTGCGCAAAGTGATGCTTGGCTGGGAACTGCACGGCGTCAAAGACGATGGCACACCCCTTTTGATGAAGGACGGACGACCATTCGCTGCCTTCAAGAACTACACCCTCAGTTGGTCTGACAAAGCGACCCTGCGCATTGATTTGCAGTCTTGGCGCGGCAGACCATTTTCCGCAGAAGAACTGCGCCGCTTTGACCTCAAGACAATCTTGGGCGCATGGTGCATGTTGAACATGGTCGAGAAGGCTGGCGAGAACGGCAAGACCTACATCAACGTAGCCAACATCAGCCCCGTGCCTGCCATGATGAAGCAGGCTGGCCTGCCTAGTCCGGTCAACGACAGCGAGGTGTTCAATCTGGATGATCCAGACATGGCTATGTTTGAAAAGTTCAGCGACAACCTCAAAGCAAAAATCCAATCGTCACCCGAATGGCAGAAGCTGCAAGGTAAAACACCCGCCGCGCCGACACAGCCCAAAAACAACTCCTACTTTGACGACATGGACGACGACATCCCATTTTGATCATGGAATACACCGTCTCACTTTCAAATATTTTTAAAGGAAACATGTGATGCAGCGCACACAAGAACAAATTTTGAATCGCATCAAAGAGATTGAAAAAAATGACTTTTTTGGATTTCAAACATCCGACTTGGTTCAGTTTTTGACTTTTGAAAATGCAAAACCATTTTTGGCCGACTTTGTTGCCAAAGGCGAATGGGAGCAACAAACCGATCCAGTCAAGATCATCAAAGATTACATGCCATTTGCATGGGACAAGGCAAACAATTGCCGCGGCCTGTCTGCTGGCCGCTCTGTTGAGCACATGAAGGCTTGGATGTGGCTGGACGGCAAAGAAGAGCTTGTCAAAAAAATGGACGACCTCTATCAGTATTACGGCAAACCCTGCTTGCACGCCGTTTGCGTGGAATATGGGATTGACTGGGAATCTCTCGACAACAACGAGTGGGTTAACAACGAAGAAGACGCACCAATTACTGCAAAGGAAGCGCTGGCATGACAACATTGATCGCACGATCTGCTGAATCTGTTCATTGGTACAACCAAGACGGATCACCCCAATACACGGTCAAGGCCAAAGATGGCTCAGATCGTCCTACAACGCTCAGGGACGCACGAAAATTGAATCTTGTGCCTTCGGTGTCAACCATCATGCGCGTGGCTGCAAAGCCCGGTTTGGACGTTTGGAAGAGCGAACAACTGCTCTTGGCCGCGCTGACCTTGCCCAAGGTTGACGGTGAAACCGAAAAGGCTTTCATTGCTCGTGTGGTGGCCGACTCCAAAGAGACGGGCAAACGCGCCGCCGAGCGTGGCACGCTGATCCACGAGTCCATTGAGCGCCACTACCGTGGTGAAGAGACTGAGCACCCAGTGATCGTTAAAGCGTTCGAGGAAGCCGTGTTTGAGCATTTCAAGACTCACCCATTCCAAAAGTGGGAAACCGAGACTTGCTTTACGCACCCATCGGGCTTTGGTGGCAAGACCGACTTGTTCACTCGCCCCGACGAGGCTGCGCCGCTGGGCATCATGCTTGACGCAAAAACCAAGGAGTTCGACGTGGACGACAAGATCGACGTCTATGACGAACATCTCATGCAATTGGCCGCATACCGCCAAGGGGTGGGCTTGCCAAATGCTCGATGTGCAAACGTCTTTGTCTCTGTGACCAACCCCGGCTTGATCAAAGTCGTGGAGCACAGCGAGGAAGACTTGCTACGTGGGTGGCTGATGTTCCAGTCACTCTTCAATTTCTGGATCGTTAAAAACAAATTTGGAGCTTAAATCATGGCATCACGCATCTACGTTGTCGGCGGACCACAAGGCATCCGCTTGGTCAAAGCGACCACCCGCTCACAAGCCATCGCGCATGTGGCAAACACCACCATTAAAGCCCACGTCGCCAGCCAAGAAGACTTGGTTGACCTCTTGACCAAGGGCTTGACCGTGGAGCAATACAAACCCGCCAACATGGAACTTGACTTAGGAGAATGACATGACAATTGATATCACATTAACAAAAGCAGAGCTTCTCTTCATGCGTGAAGCAATGAGCGAAAAATTCAATTCTTGGATGGAAGAGTTGGACGACGCCGAGGAAGAGCACGACACAGCTCCTGCATTTTCTTTGAATGCACAACAAGTTCAAGCCATGAAAGATGCTGGTGTTTGGGATGACCCAATCAAACGCTTGGAAATCATTCAAAAATATCGCAATGCCCAATTGCGTAAGCAAGTTGATGATGATTTTGATGAGCAGTACTACGCTTGGAAAAAAGTTGAGCCTGAAGAAGTTCAAAAACCCAAGAAGCCGCACTGGACTCAAACCGCCAAAGGCAAAAAAATCTTGGCAGCACGCAAGAAAGCAAAAAAATGATCCTCAACAAAACCGAAGTCAACAAGCTGTTCCATGCGGTCAACCTTGAAGAGAACTACAACTTTCTTGAAGATGACTTGGTGAAGCTGGCAAACGTCTTTGCGGACGCTGGCGCAAAAAAAGAATTGGCTGAATGCGTGAAGGTCGCCACCAGCCTCAACCGCGTGGTCGGCGAGAAGCTGGCTCAGGTGAGGAGCAAGTGATGGCAACCCTTATTACTTTTATGTTTTGGGGTTTAGTCTTCACCGTGGTTATTGCAAGTTGCAGCTAACCAAAAAGTCCCCCCAACCAAAACGGCTGGGGGGCAAATAAGGCAACTGCTTGCCTTCACGTCAGGGAGACAACCAACGTGATCATGGATTTGCAAAATATTTTTTGGCGTATGGATAGGCAATTGAACCAGCCTGAAGAGCAGCGCCAAGACCTTCAGTCAAAGGAGTTGGGACAGCCATCATTGCGCCACCCAAACCGCCAACAAGTTGGGTCATGTTTTCTTCATTTGCGCCGTGCGCATAAATGTCTTTGCCAGCGTTGTACAAATCGTAAGCGCCAAGTCCCCCGCCAAGCGCACCAATCCCAATTTTCGTCAAACCAGACTTCAATGCTTTTGCGCGTGCTGCATCTTCAATCGCTTTTTGTTCAGCATGTTTAAGCGCAAGTTCTTCTGCTTCTTTTGCAACTTTAGCTTTTTCATCCATCACTTTTTGCTTGGCCGCTTCTCGCAACAAACGATCTTCTTCTTGGCGTGCAAAAGCTACTGGGACTGCAAGACCATATCGAGTTGTTACCATCGGGCCAGTTTTGACTAATTCACGAGCCGCGCCGGGTTTAGCAAGACTTTCCTCTTGTGCCAAGCGCAAGCGGTTGCTCTCTTGATTGTGAGTATTTTCAATTTGGCGGCCAGTCAACTGATTTTGACCTCTCATGCTTTGCATCATCTGATCAATTTCAGATTCGGAAGGCTGCATAGATGCAGGAGCGGGAGCTGGAGTTGGTGCGGGTGTGCTTGCGCGAGGTGCAGAGAAGACACCTTGGCCGGGTCTAAACATATTGTTCACGGCATTGGTTCCAACACCTTTGAAGCTGCCGTAAGCGCCCAAGGCCGCACCGCCAGCAGGAATCAATGGCGATGTACCAGATTGTCCTTGAGGGGCTGCATTTGGTTGATTTGAAGGCGCTGGTGCAGATGCTGCCTCAGAAGGGTTTGGGAGTGATTGAAGGTGTGCCAGAATTTCATCGGCGCTTTTCAATCTATCGGAGTTGTCATTTAATTCATCAGGCATTTTTTACTCCTTAGTCAGCAAGACGTTTTGCCTTCATCAATTTAGGCTCATAAGATTTGATCAAATCTTTGTATGGTTTGCTGTGAAAGAAAATGGAAATTGGTTTTCCAGCATTTTGGGGGTTGTTGATCCAATCGCCATAAACTTCGTAAAGTTTTTCGTTTTTTTCATTTTCTAACGAGCGAGTTCCAACCAAGCCCTTCAAAATTCCAAAGGGATCAGAACCTGTGGCAATTTGATTCATCACAGATGAAAATTCAGCTTGATTCAAATGACCGCCGCCGATAGAAGCCACGCCTTTTCTCAAATCGTCACTTGCTTCATCTCGCAACAACATTTGGAATTCACGCAATTGTTTTTGCTCTTCTGGATACAACTGAGTTTTTGTCATAGCGTTTTCAACTGGGAATGACAAATTGAAACCAGCGCCACCGCCCGGCGTGCTTATGCTTGCGTGAGCACCTTCAGACAAAGAACTTGTGATGGCAGACAAGATGCCCTTATCTTTGTACAGCAAGCCCGTGCCTTTTTGAACTCCGGGTGTTGCCAATAGTTCAGCAAGTCTATTGTGGCGAACGTGAGCAGCAGATGTTGACTGAGGATCAAATTGCATGATCTTTTGTTCAATCGGCGCATAGTTTGCATTTAGCTTTGCCAATTGTTCTTTTGTCAATTCATTTGCAGCAGAACCAGTTGCGCCAAGACTTTCGTATGTTGCCGAAGGTTTTTCTTGAGCAACAGGCGAACCACCAAAAGATGACTCAATTTTTGCTTTTTCAGCTTGCAATGTTGCCATAGCCCCTTGATAGGCTTGTGGTGAATAGCTTGAATGATTGGCTTGCAAATTTGAAATTTCACGATTCAATCCAGCCAAATCTGCTTGCGCTCTCTCATTTTGAGCGGTTTGAATTTGAGGTTTATTGGAAATATCAATTGCTGGATTCTTTAAAGAAGTGTTTTGCTTCAATTGAGCCAGTTCATTTGCCCATTGAGCTTTTGTGATTGCGCCAGATTCATATTGATCATGCAAGACTTGACGAGCTTGAGCTTGTGTGTCCATGCTGGTTTTCAATTGAGCAGCGGCAGCTTTGGTTGACGGTGCATCTGGTGCAATACGCATCAACTCCTTGACCAACTCGTCATCGACGGGGCCTTTGTGACTTGCCAATAAATCAGCAGCCTTTTGGTTTTGACCCATTGCAATTTTGGATTGAGCCAACTGTGTGCGCATCTGAGCGATGGGCAGCATTGATGCGCGTTGGTTCTCCACGTTTTCACCAGCAGCTTCAGCGGCAGAACCTAAAGACGCAATGAAACCGCCCAATTGAGGCTTGGCAAAACCTGCGGCAATTTTGAACCAATTGGGTTGGTCATAGCGGTGTTGAAGCGCATTGATCTGCTCTTCAAGAGATTTTTGATACTCTTGAAGATCGGATGGTTCAGCGCCAGCAGGATTGATCTTTGATGGATCGGTAATCAGTGTGGGTGTATCAGCCATGATTTATCTCCTTACGTTCCTTGTGGAATAAATGCGTCAGATTGAGGGTCATAAACAAATGTATTTCCACTGCTATTTGTGAATGTTCCATTCCCACTTGGATCGGCTGTGTACCCTTGTGCTGTTGCAGCTTGGGTTGCTTGAGTGTCGTAACTTCCGTTTATATTGTTTGCAGTATCTGTTGCCACTTGAGATGGGCCACTTGATCCACCCAACAATTTTCCAAGACTACTGCTTACAAAACTGTTTACTGATGGGATCGCCATTGCGCCAGCACCAAGTGCAGCAGCACCAGACAGCGGAGAGGCGGTCAATGAGGTGTTGGTGGTGGTTGGAATGTTTGCGCCAGACAGTGCGCCTGCTGCGGTGTTGTACACGCTCAATGGGTATAGGTATTGGTTTTGCAGCGCCGTTTGTTGCTGTGCACCCAAAGTGGCCTGCGCGTTGATGTCGGCCAGCCTTGCGTTTTCGCTTTGCACGCCAGCATTGGATTGCGCTGTGCCAGCGTTGATGAGGTTGCTTTGACCCGTGCCAGCGGCGTTCGCGGCGGTCGCGCCAGCCTGCCCAGCCAGAGCATTTTGTTGTTCGGCGGTTTGGAGCGCAGACTGGTAGCCCGTGTTGAGCATGTTGGCAATCTGGCTGTTGGTCTGTTGGTTCGCCAAAGCCTCTGTCTGCCCAAGCACTTGAGCATTGCGCTGAGAACCGTATTGGCCGGAACCAATAGCGCCTGCGTTTGCCATGGGAGCCAAGTTGGTGTTGATGTTGTTTTGGTTGATGTCGGACAGACTTTGAGCCGCTGGCATCAAGTACTGGCTGACGTAGCCCTGCGCCGCCTGTGAGGGGTCTTGCATGGCCGAACTCAGGTAAGGCGATGCGGCCGCAAGTGGGTTTGTCGCCGTGGTGGCGTTATTGAGCGTATTGGCCGCGTTTGTCAGTTGTGGCTGGTATGACCCTGCCACATTGCCAGCCTCTTGCCACGCGCCCGTTTGGAGCGCTGTAGGGGCAACGTAGTTGGCTGCTGCGGTGTTGGCCGCTGACGTTGCCGCATTTGCTTGGTTCTGCAAATAGTTGGTGTAGAACGACGGCGCGGTGGTTGCCGTGGTTTGGGTGCTGGTAAGCAAATTTGACATGTTTAACCTTTCATCGCCATCTTGAGGTATTCAAGCGGAGACTTTGTTTTATTGAACATAATGATTGCCTTTGATTATGTTTTCTTTAGCCGTAAGAACTTGCAAATTCCAAGGCACATGAAAACCAGAAACATTTTTTCCACGAAGTGGGACAATATGATCAACGTGGTAATCAAGACCAATTGACCGCAATGCACCACAATACTGGTAAACGCATTCAATTTCAAAAAAATGCCCCGCATTCAACCAATTTGGCGTTCTTTGAAGTTTAATTGCGTGACGCTTCATGATCTTGGCAGACATTTTTGGTTTGTTTGATTTTTGCCATTTTTGCGCTTTTTCTTTGACGCATTCAGTGCAAGTTCCGCTTGAGGAATAGCGTTGAGCAATATGTCCATTTTTGCACGGAACACCAGTAAAGTAAAAACGCAAGCCAAGTTGACGAGCAAGATAATTTTCCTTGCCTTTTGATTCCGCCATTTTTTGACGAGTCTCTTCTGTATGAGACTTGCCAGTCATGCCAGATTTATGTCCAACTTCAAATGTCATAATTTTTTACTCAATTGAGCAGCTTGTAGGTATTGTAAAGGCGACTTAGCTTTTGGGGGTATCTTCGTGTCTGGAGCCGATCTTTTGTGCGCGCGCAGTTCTTCGCGCATGGCATCAAGCATTTTTGCCCCACGTTTGTTGTCGCCGCCGCCAATTGCCGTGACGAGCGGGGCGTCAAGCACCACCTCGCCGTCAGCGATCTGTGCTGGCACAAACTCACCTTCGTGGTGGTCGTGGTGCGGGAATTGGTTTTTGAAGTGCATCAAGGATTGGTAGCCAGCCTTGCTTGAGCCATCGCCCAGCGCGGCCACGGCGTCAGCGTCAATCACATAGTCGCCGTCGCGCAGCATGGCCGGAATGTCATCGGACTGCCCCGTGCCGCCGCCGCTGGCATAGTTGCCAGTCAGGCCAGTGACAAATTCAGGCTTGTGGCCTTCGGGAATGGCCTCATGCAGCTTGTGCAGCGCCCCGCCCTTGGCGTGCGCCAACTGAGCATCAAATGGGTGGCGCGTGTGCACATCGAACATGTGAGGGTCGCCCAATGGGCCTTCCGCCAGTTGAGGCAGTTTTCGTGCCGCCTCCGAACTTGGGTGGCCTTCAACATGCAAGGTATGGGGCTGATAGACGTGCGCAAAGTTGGGCGCAATCTGCTTGTCAAAAGCACCGCCCACATTTGGCACGCCAGAAGAAATTCTGCTTTCAATCTCGCCACCGTCAGCAGAATAGACCACGGGTTGCGCACCCAGTAAACCAGCTTGCTGTGGCGTGACCAAGCGGCCATTGACAATCAAGTCTTCCACGGGGTCAATGGTGTTGTAAAGCTGGGTGTAATCGTCATAGCCCGACATTGCTCCGCCGCTGGCAAGGTGCGCCAGTCCGCCGTCTTTCAGCGTGGCGGTGTTGCTTGGCACGATAGACGCCGTGTTCACGCTTGGCAGGTTGCCTTGGGCGGCTTGGTAGGCGATTGATGACTTGGGCGCGGATTGGCTTGAGCCTTGTTGGCCGATGTTGTTGAGTTGCAGCTTGCCCATGTCAAGGTTGCCCAAAGTCAGCGGCGCAATGCCGATGCCGTTTTGGTTTGTAGCGTTAGACGCCACAGCCGAAGGCGTTGCAAACTGCGTGGGCGCGCTCTGAGTTTGACCAGTTTGAGGGTTCACAACGCTGGAAAAGTCCAGCTTGGGCAAACTTGACGTGCCAGTAATGTCTTGCACACCCATGTTGCCTGCGGTGTTGATCGCCGAGTTCTCAATGGCGTTGCCAATGTTTCCACCCGTCAGGCCAGCAGACAAACCGCTTTTCGCAGCGTTCGCGCCGATGGTTCCAAGCGTTTGGCTTCCCGTGGTGTCCGCAATGTCACCGCTAAGTCCAGATGTTGCTTGCCCAGCCAAATAGCCAGCGGCCATGTTTTCTGCGATCTTGGTCGGGTCTTGACCTTGCGCCACGCCAATTGCGCCATTGATGTAGGGCAGCATAGCGGCATTGCCAGTCGCCACGGCGGCGATGTCTGCAATGGTTTGGATTGGGTTGTGAATGGCGTTGCTGACAGTGTTGTCAATGACCTTTCCAACATCGCCCACGACATTTGAAACCGTGTTTAGAACTGAATTTACGACTCCCATGTTTTACCTCACAGAGTTGCCATCCAGTTGTACTGGGGCATGTTTGAGTGTTGAACATCAAGGCCAAGTTTTTGCATCATGACAATAATGCCGGGGTTGTCGGCTTTGCCATAAAGAACTTTGATTGGAGACTGTTTAAGAATCTTGATGAAGTGAATGATTGATTTGGCGACTGTCACCGAGTTGTCCACGGTGTAAAGGTGCACCTCTGCGGCGCTTTGCCCCAAATGAATGATGAATAAAAGCGTGTTGTTTGCTTGGGTCAAATTGGCATGGCCTTTGACAATGTGGTCGTGCACAAACGCCAGCACTTTTTGAGGATCAATCCCGTGCTGTTGCGCATCCGCTGTGATGATTTCTGAAGGTGTCATTTGTATTCCAAGTTCATTATCCCTACCATGCTCTCAGCCCATTCTTGCCAAGTCGCAAACTGTCTTTGATCAGGTACTGCTGAATTCACAAAATACCCAATGCCGTTCATGCCGTCCACCCATGTGCGCCACTCTTCCTCTGGCACATGACCAAGCTGCTGCGGTGCAAATAGCTCTTCCATCAGCTTGCAATACTGATCCCATGTCATGCCGCGAGGGTCGTATGTGATCACGGATTGCCCGTCGAGCGGCTGTCACCAACGTCAAGACTCAAGAGCACTTTGCCCATGAAATAATTGCCGCCAGTGGTATTGGAAGTGAAGCGCAAACGCATCTCGCGGCGTTGTTCGCGCATGTCCACCTTCAGCGTGGTGGGGTCAAAGTTGTACGGGTTGGATGTGATGTCACTGTCGTCGGCGTAGCCCTTACCAGTCACGGTGACGCTCATCGTGCCAGACTGGACAAAATCAGGTTCAATCCGTTCGCAGCGCGTCCACAAGTTGTCGCCCGGCTGTTGAACCGCGCCCACAAGTCCACCCAGCACGCCAAGCGCAGGGGTTTCAAAGTACGAGTTGATGGCCGTGACTTGGTCGGTGTAAATTTGGTCTGTGCCAATCTCGTGCTGCCACAAGGTGTAGAACTGAGCGGTGGTCAAACTCACTGTCAGGCCAGTGCCAGTTGAAGGCGACCGCGCCGATGTGGTGTACGTGCCAGATGGAGCTGGGTTGTACGAGCCAGCGGCCACCACGGTCAATCCCGTGACGGCACTGCCAGACACGGTGGTGACTTTGAGCGATGCAGGTGCACCAGAGCCGCCCAAGACGGTCACGATGTCGCCCACGGCATACGATGCACCACCGCTGACAACAGTCGCGCCAGTGGCCTCATATCCCGATGCGGTGTTGCCGCCCCACACGGGGTAGCGGAACACTTCGCTGAATGCCCCAGCCGAGCGCTGCGCACCAAGTGATTGGCCTGCGTCATACCAAGTTTTTTCGCGCACGTTGTAGATGATGGCATCCGTGCATTCGGTGGCGTCACCACGGGGGTAGAAGAACCAAATCTCGCCCCAGCGCGGCACTTTGCTTGCCCACACCTTTTGGCGTTGCTGATAGTTCAAGTTGTCAAAGAACCAGTTTTGGTTTTGACTATTTGGGACTTCTTGCACCACGCCGTTGTACATCAAGAAGCGGTCAGTTCCGACCCAGTAGTAGATGCCGTCATACTCAATGACGCACTGGCTCGACATGATGGACGACTGTTGCGTCACCAAATCATAGCGCCAGTAATAAGTCAGGTTGCCCACGGTCTGCGGCGCGTAGCTCACGCGAATCAACGAGTCCAGCGTCCAAAACAAACCGCTTGGCACTGTTGTGCCGCCGCGCACGGGCAGGCCTTTGACCACCTTGGTGGCCGCGACGTTGTTGGAGTTGGCGTCAGAGCTTGTCCAGTTGGTGAAGTCACCTGCTGCACAATTTTGAATCAGGCCATTGTTGCCGTACACAAAGAGGTACGGGTAAAGCATCACCACACCACCCGAAACACTGATGTTGTTGTCGAAGGTGAAGGTGTAAGTGCCTGATGCTGTTGCGTTATTGCTCAAAGTCGCCGTGTAAACGCCGCCCGTGATGATGGCCGACAGCACCGTGGTGTTTGCAGGGATGCCCGTGCCAGTCACCGACACACCCGCGCCCACGCCCAAATTGGTTGCTGGGAACGTCATGGTGGCCGTGCCAGTGGAGATTGTGGCCGAAGCCGTGAAGACGCCCACGGGCGCAAGCGTTGTGCCAGTCAATGGCCCAAACAATGGGCGGGTGTTGACCGTGCTTGAGATGTCCGCCAAGTTCTGGCCGGGGTGCGCAATCAAATTCAAGTTTGCGCCGCCAGTGGAGTCGTAGCCAATGTCTAGCTGCCACAAGTTGTTGGCATTGGCCGTGAACCCACTGGAGAAGGTGTATTCCAGCGGACCAGTTCCCACGCCAGCATAGTTGGCCGTCACCCATTGCTCTAGGCCGTTGGAGTAGCCTGAAATGACGTAGTTTGAGCCGTTGTTGGACTGCATGATCATGCCGCGAGAGATGCCCGAGGCATTCAAGAACATGCTGTTGTAGCCGCCAATCTTGCGAGGCAAACCATTTTGGAAGCGCACCCACTGGCCGTCTACGTAGGAGGCAGACATGAATCTCGTGCCATCACGTTGGATGCCCGGCTTGACTTGGAGTACGGCAACCTTTGCGGTCATTTAGAAGCCCCCGCCAAGAATGCCGCCCAAAGCCGTGACTTGGTTTTGCACCGTCAAGCCTGTTGAGGCGTTCAATGTCATGCCGTTTGCGCCGCTGACAGCAAAACCAAGCTGGCCGCTGGCAACCAAGTAGACGCCAGTCGATGTGTCGCCAGAGAAGTTGACCGATGGCGCGGCGGCGGAGCCGTTTGCCAAAGTTATAGACGTGAGCGAAGATGCTGCGGCGGTTTGAGCGTTGTAGACGTTCGTGCCATCGCAGATCGCAATGATCGTTTGGCCTTGTGGCAGTGTGACGGTTGTGCCACCCGATGCCGCCGTCTTGAACGTCAATGTGAACGAGCCAGACGTTTTGTTTTGCAGCGAGTACAACTGGACGGTTTGGGGCAAGATCACAATTTGGTTGGACGTCAGCGTGCCAAGATACTCTTGAATCGTATTTGAGGCCTGAGCAGACGTGAGCGTGGTTGTGCCGCCCGTCACGGTCACTTGCAACTGGGTGTAGAAAAACGTGTTTGAGCGGCCATAGGCAAAGGTGTTGAAGCCCGTGCCGTTGGAGACGATCACCAGCGACTCGGTGGGCTGCAATTGAGCGCTTGGGTTGCCATCAATGGTGTCTGTGCCTTGGGGAACCAAGTTCAAGATGCCCGTGCCGTTGTTGCGGATCATCACAAACCAGTTGTTGCCCACGCTTGCCGAAGTAGGCATGGTCAGCGTGCCAGCGCCGCCGCCCCACACATAAAACGATGAGCGATCAGACGCCAAGAAGGTGTACCCAGCCGTCACGTTGTTGACGGTGTAGGACTGATTCAGCGTCGCGCCGATGGCGGTTAGGCCGTACCCAGCCAGCGTGGCCGCATTGGCAGACGATGTGCCTGCACCAAACGTCACCACCGCCCACGTACCATTCGTTGTGGTGTTATCGGTCAAGTAGATGAAGTCAGCCAAGCCAGACGCAATGCTGGCGATGGTGTTGCCGCTGGTGTCCGTCACCGTGAAGGTGTTGGAGCCAATGTTGCGCACAATGACGTTTTGGCCGCTTGATACTTGCGTGGCTGGCGGCATGAACAAATTCAGGCCAGTCGTGGTGGCCGTGACTTCAATGATGTTGGCCGCAACATTTGAGGTGTTGCCATTGATCGGCCATTGCAACACGGTGTTGCTGCTGATGGATAAATTCTCGTAACCCACCGTTGATGGGTTGATGGTTAAACCTGTGAAGGCGTCGATGTATGTTGTCATGATTAGGAGTCCACGGCCACGGCCTGACGATCACCAACTCTTGCAACGTCCTCGGTTTTGAGCGCGTTGATTGCTTCGGTGTATTTTTGTTGGAAAACGGCTCGATTGTCGTTCTTCAAAAACAACATGGCCTGCAACAGAGTGCCATACAGCATGGCGTTGGGTGCGTACTGGGTCAGCCAGTTGGTTTGGTTGACCGAACTCAGCGGCTGGATGCGCTCGTAGTAGAGCACTTCAAAGCTGTAGGCTTGATCTGGTGTTGGAGCCAAGTACCAATGTTGGTAATCTGAGTCGGCATAGAACAACGGCGTAGAGACTTGAGTGGCGTTCGGCCAGTAGTTTTCAAGGTATTCCAGCTTGCGCAACAACACGGGCTGCTGCGTGCCGTCGAGCTTGGTGATCGTCATGGACACTGTTTTGCGCCAGCGCGCGGGTTTGGCAAGCACCGGGTTGTTGGCCGACATGGTTGCCGTGGCAACGGCCATTTGACCCAAGGTTTTGATTTCTTGGGCAATCTCAAACTCAGCCAAAGTGATGAAGGTGGGAATGGCGTTGATGGTGGCTTGATCAGTGCGCTCCAAATACTGGAGCACCATCGTCGTCAGGTTGTCATAAGTCATGACCCATGACGGAGTTATTGTGGCTGGTGTAACGGTCGCCATGTGAGTCCTTTATGGTTGCGTGATTGTCCCATTAAGCGCTTAGGACAGCAATAGCATGTTTTGTCAATGCTACCCGCTCGTCCAGCCCGAACGTGCCGCCGTTGATGATCTTGGTGACTTTTACCCAATCTTCCGCCGCAGCCGCAGCATTCAAGTTGTGCGTGCTCCAAAACCACCCAGCGCTCAAAGCCGCATATTTGGGAGTTGCCACCAGATCAGGATTAGCAACAAGGTCCACCCCAAGTGCCTGACCGCAGTGGTAATAACTATCGTGACCAGTAAGCTGAATAAGGCCGCGACCATGAAAACGAAAACCATCACCGCTTTGCTCATCTCTGTTGCCCATGCGTCCGCCGTAAACTTTGTTGGCGATGCGACTGGGTTGGTGGGCGTAGGCATTTGCAATCTCCATTGTGGGAAAACGCTGCGGCCACAATTGGTGCAACGTCTCAGCCCGGTAGTTTAAGTTCTCTTCCAGCGTCTTGAAATGGTTGCACTCATGGCTGCACTGGCCGATGAAGGCTGCCTGCTGATCCACGGTGGCAACGCCAAACTTGGCAAACGTCTCGTTCAGTGGGCCAACCCACTCAATGCCAATGCCCAGTTGTTGCAGTTGGAGTGCATTAATCATTTCTTGCCCCCATTGATCACTTTGAAGACGGTGTTGTAGGCATCGATGCAGGCGTTGAGCTGTCGGGTGTTGGCGTCTCCTTGGTCGGTGATGGCGACAAGAGATTGAGCAGCCGCTGGGTCAAGTTCGGCTCTTGCTTGAACGCTATTTCCGCAGGAAGGGGAGGCATCTGAGGCGGCTGGTACGGCGCTGGTGGCGATAGAAAGCCGCAACTTGCCAGAGGCAATGTCAGCATCACGCTTTTGAATTTGAGATTTGGCATCTTGGTTGGCCTTCACAAGTTTGGTTGATAGGTCGGTGACGCGCTGGGCGGCTTCTTGCTCAAGCCCACGCGCCTTCTCGTTGAGCTTGGCAATCTCAGCCTCTTGTTCGAGATAGGCAATGTGATGCCCCTCAAAAAAAGAAGCCGCCACCAAGGCAACGATGCCAATCAAGATGTAGGGATTGAGCAAGCTAAACATGTCAGCCCTTCACGCTTTGTCGGGCTGCGGCCATGGCTGCACGCTCATCGTCGGACTCAAGGTGGTGCGGAGGCGTCATGGGGGGTGGTGGAGGCGTCCAGCCAGCCGTAGAAGCCATCATCACGACTGGGGCAGGCGGAGGTGGCGGCGGGGCGACGTAGGCCGCTGTATTGGCCTTGGCCGCGTTCATCATGTCTTTGGCCTCATTGCTGACGCCTTTGGTCAAGATGCCGCCGATGCCGCCCACGATGAGCAGCACGATGTCGTTGAGCATCTTGGTGTAGGCCTGATCAATTGGAGCCATCTGTTTGATGGGCTGGGTGACGAAGGTCACGGAGTACAGCAAGGCGAAGGTGATGAACGCAAAAATGAGCGTCACCATGATGACGACAAACGCCCGAACTCGGACGTCTATTTCATCGGCACTGAGACGTGCATTGCTGCTGGACAGGAACTTGAGCAGGATTTCCTTCAATTTTCTTCTCCAAGGTGGGGGCTACAAGATACTCGGTGCAAGTTTGCGAAAACTCGCAGGCGGGGTGTTGACATTGGTCGTCTTTGAAGTGCGCAGGGTCTTGGCA